TGAAAGCTCTGTTCCATGAAGGCTGGGAAGCTCTGGTTAAGTTGGTCTGCCAACTCATCATATAACTGTATGCAGATCTCTTTATTCCAGTTCATCTTGCCTGACTCTATCTCAGACTTAAGTATGGGGTACATACTAAAATAACAAGAGTCTGTGTCGCCATACACTATACAATCACCCAAGTGATTATATTCACCAGTAACCTGTTCATTAAGGAAGCTGGCCATGTGTTTAGCAACCTGTCTGCCAACCAGTGTAGTGCTTTGTCCAATCCTGATGTCAAAGAATCTACAGCCAGCATTAAGTATTGCACCGTATAGTGAGTTAAGGTTAATCTTTTTAACTAACTGACGCTTGTCCCAGAATGCAATTTCTGCAGGATCTGAAGCTGCTTTCTTTTTAGCCTGAAGGTCTTTACGCTCTGAATACCATTGTCCTAAGAGTCCAGGTACGATGCCTTCAACATCATATTTAAAGATAGTACCGTTAGCACTCAGTGTCCAGGGATTATTACCATCAAAGATCATCTTCCAGATCTGGGCAGCACTATAAACATCTGAGTCACCGTTCTCCCAGTCTATGGTTATCTCTGTACCTGCTTCCTGGTTCAGGACTGCGGTGTATTCCAGGGTACCAAACAATCCTTCCCAGGCTCCTGATGCGCTAGTACCACTGGCTATTTTAGCAGCCAGATAGTTTTGCGTCATTGTTTGTCTGAGTTGTCCGACGATTGTTTCTGGCGCCATGTTGAGGGCCCGGATCGCAGAAGGATACAGACTGTTGATGTCGATGGCTCCGACGTAGTCGTGAAGCCCTTTTTTGGGATAAGCAACATAGGCACCTGCGGCTTGAGTTTGTTCATCTGTAATTCTTTCCTTTCGGTTAGGTACAATTAAACCTTGTTGATGTGCATAATTAATAATTGCTTGCTCGGTTACAGCAACAGCACCCATGGTAGTCTGTAACAACACAGTATTATCATGGGCAAGTTCGTTGGCCAGATCCAGAAACCTTAACTTCTTATCCAGCTTGGCCAACAAGATTGTATCCTGGCGGTTATAGTCTATGAACTTTTTAAAGTCCTTGTTATATAACTGGTCCAGGGTACCTTCATAGGCTACTTTGCGTTCGTTTAGTTCGTATTCACCAATGGCATCTAGTGCATAACTATGGCGTTCTTCATAGTTATATTTGCGATACAACTGCATATAGTCCAGGTGTACACGACCAATCAGATCAAAGGTAAACTCCTGTGATCCAAAACGCTCAAAGGGATGATGCTTGGGATACTGACCCCATAAGCAAAGTCTACGAGTGTCATCTTTGCTTAGTACCTTATTGATACGCATGGTGGTGTAGGGAATATCAAAACCTTCTGAGTTCCAACCACTTAGTATGTCTGCGTCATCAATCAGGTTCAGGAATGCATCCAAGAGTTCTGCTTCAGTGCTAAACAAGAAACAATTTTCAAAGCTATCACAAATTTCTGTGGCAGTTTCTGCGCTCATTGCTCGAGGAGCAACAACTAATGTGATTAGTTTATCCAGCCAGTCGAAGTATAAACTGATGGCTGTGATGGGATTGAATGGATCGTCAGGACGACTATATCCACGCACAGGATCAAAGTCCACTTCAATATCGAAAAAGCAAGTCTGAAGTTTTGGACTGTCTTTACCCAGATAGTTTTCGCTCAGGCATCTAAACACTGGGTTTATGTCTGACTCCCAGGTTTTATCTTTGCCGTGTATGCGAACTTCTTTCTGAAACTCTTTATAGCTCTTGGTAGTAAAACGACTTACGGTTTTACCATAAATTGTTCTGAACTTACCTTTGGGATCATTGTAATAGAACACATAGTTAGCAGGATACTCTGTATAGACACGCTCACCGTTCACACGCTCTACGACATGAATACGGTCACGATCTCTTTCCCAGAAAGCATCTACATAACTCATTAAAGAGTGCGCCCTACAGTTTCCAGAATAGTTACAAGTTCATCATGCTCGGCGTTGGTCTCACCCAGTTTAGACTTCTGAGCAATCTTAATGGCCTTCTTTAGGATGCTGGGCTTAACATCTAGTTCTTCTGCCACAGCTTTGATGGTGTCATTCAAGCCACCAGTTAGGTCTTCGATTTCGGTTAGGATGCCAATACCTTCATTTACTAGTTGGTTCAGTTTGGCCTTTTGTTCTGCGTTAAACATTTTGCTACTCATACATTCTCCTTAAAGTAGATATGCATTGTAACAGATGCAAAACTAAAATACAATACATCAAGTAATTATTACTGGCCCAATGTTACCATATAATTCACTACCAGCTTCAGTAAGTTTGCGTTTTTGTCTGAGACTTTTGGTAGTCTGATCCAGACTAGCACTAATGATGTCTCGGAGTTTGGGGAAGTATTGTGACAGTTCAGCCAATAACTGATCGGGTGGTTTGGGACATTGGCTGGCCTCATAATAACAGGTACGACCTATGTCAGTATAATACTTTGGGTCTACACCATAACGGCTAGCATTAAATGGGCATACACCACTCACTAATAAACAAACATCAGCCAGTTTTTGTAAATTGGCCATGTTAGCTGTATGTTGTTGTTTCAGGGTCATATAGGTTATGGCCACAGGCTCTGTATAGTTTAGATCAGGTTTATCAAAATAGTGAGCCATGAGATTTACTATATAGGCTTCTAGGTTAGTATGAATGTTTAAATGTAAACGATGTTCTGTTTGTGTAACTAGCTCATATACTTCTTTACGGTATATTTCAAAGTTTGTCATTGTGTCAACTCCAGATAACCATCTTAAACTTTTCTTTGGGGATACCAAAGTAATTGCATTTCCAATCTGACTGTTCAAAGAAATCTAAATGATGCCACTCAGCCTTGCGTTTAATCATATCAGCAGCCGCCAGCGCCCAGTCTATGTTTTGTATTATGGGCTCTATGGTTTGTTTGACATTTTGTATTTCGGCATGGCTAAAGCCATCATATTCCCAGTGCAACAGCTCAAAGGCATTGCCCTGATCATCCACATAGTCCATGCTAAAATCCAGACCCCATTTGGGTCTCATGGCTATGATTTTATACAACAATGGCAGTTCTTTAGCCCAGGCTATGAGTTGATCCAGTGCTAAACCTGAGTACGCCTTACGCTCAAACAATAGACTGTGATTTAGCACTGGTCCAGTGATTGTGTTATCCTGAATAAACCAATTTGTTTTGAGTGCAGTTCTATGAGACCTATGTTTAAGTGGCGTGGCGCCGTTGTAGGTTGCATATTGTTGTTCTAGCTTTGTAAGATCGTATCCGTTTTGATCAAACAGGTCTAGATCTGATGCTTTGGGTTTATAAGATTGGGGTATTGGCTCTGACCAATACCCCGTTGGATTTAATTTATTACCTGTAAGTCTTACAAGCATACAACTATATTACATTGAATCGTCTTCACCACCCTGGGCATATTCATTGAGTTCTTCAACTAGATCAGAAATGCTAGTGTTAAAACGATCAATGTAACCATAGCCGCCCAATGATGTCTTGATATGTGCAAAGGTATAAGCCTCCATGTTACGATACATACTAGGTACATGGTGTTTTACGATTTGTTCTATCTCACCAAGATCCTGTACCATATGATCCAGGTGTTGATTAATTTTTGCAGCGACATCAGCAGCATCTTCAGCACTCATGTCAAAGTTTCCAGACATACCTTCAGCCATGGTTACTACATCAGTACCTGGTACTAAGTCTTCATAGTCAGCCATGGTTAATGTCTTACCTGGCTCTGAACCCTGAGCAATCAACTTCTCTGTTAAGTCGTGTAGGTCCATGTCAGTCTTAGCATCTTCACGAGCATACTCCAACAAACGAATTAACAGTGGTATATCCAATGTAACTTTGTCTGATGGGTTGATGCCTTCGTCATAGGTATGATGATTAGTACCAATACCAACGCCAAGTGTTTTACTAAAGTCTGCACGACCTGATCCTTTTAGTCTTTCAGGACCTTCAGCCACAGCAGTTTTTAACAGAGGATTAAGTTTTACTGCTGTTTGAGGATTGCTGGCAATTTTATTAATTACATCCGCCAGTTTCATCTGAGTTGGTTTATCGCCCTGAGCTAATTTTTTAGGATCGATACCAGTAGGTTGTAATGCAGTTTTAGCTGTAACAGCAGCTTTGGCAGCAGCAGCTTTTTCTTCTGGACTTTGTGGTGGTGTCTGACC